ATCGGTTCCTGGTCGGAATCGGAGTATTCGTGCCGCAAGGTACGATACTTTGGGAACTTGAAATCTTCATAATAATTATGACGATTCAAGATCCTGTTATAGCTCATGAGGAAACTCAAGCTCTTCTGTCTGTCATAAAGGCATAAAGCCTTATAGACACGGGATTCAAGGGGAATGCCCTTGGGATTAAAACCAAGGCCCCCCATGAAATCCGGGACTTCATAAAGTAGTTTAACTGCTTTACGTTGTCTAGGACGGAGGAGTGAGATAGCTGTTGGACCAATATTTTTGATGATATCAACGAATGAATCATCAGAAACACGTCGCCATTTTAATTGAGGGATAACTCCCTCTTTTAAAATTAACTTACCACCAAATTCCGCAAGGATATTTGATGATATAGTTTTGGCTTCAGATACCGGACATTCTAGCATTGCTAGAGTGTCACGGTAACGTTGGTACAGCTTTTCATCTAAAATTATTACATCATCACCTAAAACAAAGAAATCGTTATTAAAACGATAATTGTTAAGGGTGAATAGTAATAATCCATGAGTAAGAGCAAAGGATGCAAAACTTGGATATAATCCAAGAGGTTGGCCCTTTGTCCAACGGATAAACCCATCACCTAATCTCCAAGGAGATCTAGAAAGACTCCTGAAGAAAAGAACGAAAGGGTTGTGATCACCGAAAATCTCGAATAGAACCTCCATCTGGAGGTCTAAAGGAAAATAATCGGTGGCACCGGATAAGTCGACGCAAAATGATGTCTTTCCTTGAGATAAATGGTCACGAATGACCATAAATGGCAAGGATTGATTATGGGTACAATCCCAAGGCAAAACCTTGAGGAGATCATAAAGCTTATCACCTAAAGGTGACAGAGCTTGTTGATAAACCCTACCAGGGTTGGCGACAGCACGAAGCTTATAGCCAGGTTCCTGGATCAAACCGATCTTCCCAACAGAGTTGGGATAATCGGTGACATCAGCGTCTCTTCTATCAATAAGGTCGATACCTTGTTCAACAGAACGAAGGATATCACCATACTTTGAATAGAAGTCCCATCCTATCCGTGTGTAACGAGTATATGACAACGCACATTCCATAAGGTTTGTGCCTTCGTCAAAAGAGCGTCCGTCAGCATGGGGCTCCCTCCTTGAAGGAGAGGAACAACGTGTCAACAGAGGCTTTGGAAGCTCGCTACAGCAACGATGCAATCGGAGAACCCTTACGGATTTCCGAATAGCATAACTCATGGTTGCAGGAATATCAAC